GTAAATGAAGCAGTGGTAAAATATGGCAAGTTGTTTGTTCTAAAAACTATCTTAGACAGCAAGCAGACGAGTAAACTCAAGATTGAACTAATGAAGAAAAAATTGTATGCTTGATCAACTACAAGGCTTGCATATCGAACCTACAAATATGTGCACCTTAAAGTGCCCTCGTTGTAGTCGCACAAAATTTATTGAACAATTTCCTAAACGTTGGACAAATAAAAATTTAAATCTAGATCATTTAAAATCATTTTTAGATATAGATCTCACAGGCAAAGGTATAAATCTTTGCGGAAATTATGGTGATCCTATATATTACGATCAACTGTTTGAAATGATTAACTATTTTAAAGAACAAAGATGCATAATAAGTTTGTCCACTAACGGCAGTTACAAAACAAAAATCTGGTGGCAACAATTAGTTTCGCTATTAGATAAAGATGATACGATAATTTTTGCCATCGACGGAACTCCTGATAATTTTACACAGTATAGGATAAATGCTGATTGGGAATCAATTCATTGGGGTGTTGATACAGTAACTAATTCTCATGTAAAATCAATTTGGAAATATATTCCATTTTCATTCAATGAGAATGATATCGATCAGGTTAATAAATTATCTAAAGAACTTGGGTTTGATGAATTTTCAGTAAGGCCAAGTGACAGATGGGACGGAGAAGATGATTGGTTAAAACCAAATAAACACAATACTACTATTCGTAGTGATAGCATAGTTAAGTGGAAAAATAATCTGGAAAGAACGGGAGAAATAACACCAAAATGCAAGATTGATAATTCCCAACATTATATATCAGCTGATGGATTTTATACTTCCTGTTGTTTTGCAGGAGATCATAGATTTTATTATAAAACCGAATTCTATAAGAACAAAGATCACTACGACATAAGTAAAACTACTATTACACAAGTTTTAGATTACCTTAAAGACTTTTATTCTACACTAGAAGATGCTAAACTAAATTACTGTACTTTTAATTGCCCTAAACTATGACAACGAAAGAATACTCCCCAGAACTACAGAAACTATTTTTAGAAATGATGCTAGAAGATGCACAGAGCTATGTGCGTGTGCAGAATATCTATAATCCAGAAAACTTTGATCGAAGTCTACGTGAAGTGGCTAAGTTTATCAAGTCACACACTGATGATCATAAAGCCATGCCCACACATGAGCAGGTAAAAGCAGTTACCAGCGTTGATCTTAAACGTGTACCAGATCTGACAGAAGATCACTACAGTTGGTTCATGGCGGAGTTTGAAGGCTTTACTCGCAGGAATGAATTAGAACGGGCGATCCTCAAATCAGCAGACTTGCTAGAAAAAGGTGATTATGATCCTGTAGAAAAACTAATCAAAGATGCAGTACAAATATCATTAACCAAAGACATGGGCACTGACTATTTCTTGGATCCACGTGCTAGATTGTTGGCGATCAAGAGCAATAACGGGCAGGTAAGCACTGGTTGGCCAACTCTTGATAAACGATTATTTGGTGGTATGAACCGTGGTGAACTTAATATCTTTGCAGGTGGATCGGGTTCAGGTAAAAGTTTATTCATGCAGAACATCGCTATTAATTGGTGTACACAAGGACTTAACGGTGTGTTCTTAACATTAGAACTCAGTGAAGGCTTGTGCGCTATGCGTATGGACAGTATGGTAGCTAACTGTAGCACCAAAGAAGTGTTCAAGGATCTTGACACAGTTGAAATGAAAGTTAAAATGGTAGGTAAGAAGTCGGGTGCTTTACGTATCAAGTATATGCCAGCACAGAGTAATGTAAATCAAATTAGATCTTATCTTAAAGAATTACAAGTACAAACAGGATTACGAATAGACTTTATCATGGTAGACTATTTGGATTTGGTCATGCCTGTAAGTGCTAAAGTCAGCCCAAATGACTTGTTTGTCAAAGACAAATATGTGTCAGAAGAGTTAAGAAATTTAGCACGTGAGTTAAACATATTAATGATTACAGCGTCACAACTTAATCGTGGTGCAGTTGAAGAGATTGAATTTGACCATAGTCATATCGCAGGCGGGTTAAGTAAGATCAACACAGCTGATAACGTGTTTGGTATCTTTACTAGCCGTGCCATGCGTGAGCGGGGTCGTTATCAACTGCAACTTATGAAGACACGTAGTTCAAGTGGCGTGGGTATGAAAGTAGATCTGGAATTTGATTTAGAAACACTGCGTATTACAGATCCAGGTGAAGAAGCACAGGAAAGCGGATTGCGTGGAGTTGGTGCAACTAATATCCTAAGTCAGATCAAAACAAATTCAACAGTAGCACCCGGCGAAGAATCTAAGATACAAGCAGGTGTGGACAGTAGCAAACTTAAGAGCATGTTAGCTGGTCTTAAGAATACCTCAGAATGATATCCTATGATCAGATTAGAGAAATTCATCTAGAAATCTCATCCCTATGTAATGCTCGATGTCCTTTATGTCCCCGTAATTTTCGTGGGTATCCTTACAATGATGGATATGTTGAGGCTAATCTAACATTAGATAATGCCAAACATATTTTCACTTCTGCACTTTTAAAACAATTGAATCGTATCAATATCAATGGTAATTTTGGTGATGCTGTGATGAATCCAGAAACACCGGATATCGTTGAATATTTTAGATCACAAAACAAAAATTTAATTATAGACATCAGTACTAATGCATCTGCCAGAGATAAATCTTTTTGGCAACGATTGGCCCAAGCAAAAGTAAATGTTTTATTTTGTTTAGATGGATTAGAAGACACACATCATTTGTATAGACAAAATACCAATTGGAAAACTATTATAAAAAATGCTAAAATTTTTATATCAGCAGGCGGAATGGCTGTATGGAAAATGATAAGATTTGATCATAACAAACATCAAATTAACGACTGTAAAAAGTTAGCAAAACAATTAGGATTTACAGATTTTGAATTGATAGATCATGGAAGAGATAGTGGACCAGTATATGATAAACAGGGTAATTTGTTACATATATTAGGCAATTATCAAGGTGAAACTAGTTTTGAAATATTGTTCCATAAAAAACGCACGGACATGATTTTATTAGAAGATATTATACCTTACATCAAACCTAAAGATAACATAGATTGTTATACCAAAAAAGCACGATCAATTTATATTAGCTCGATAGGCGATGTATATCCTTGCTGTTATATGGGATTCAATCCTAAAACTTATGGCAAGGGGGAATATCACGAAGCGGTTAATGCACAGATAGCTCCGTTAATTTCTAAAAATAATGCATTAGAATACAGCTTAGATAAATGTATACAATGGTTTAATCAAGTAGAAGACAGCTGGAATAAAGACACATTTGAAGATGGTCGTTTAGTCTGCTGTAATGATAACTGCGGATTTGATAAATACTCTAAACTGGAGCAAGATCTTGCAGAAACGCACCCGTAGCCTACTCACCGAATTAGACGAGTTATTAACGCACAAGGACAAGGAAAATCTCCTTGAATCACGTGCTAATAACATCATCAATGGTGCTATTAATCTTATCAATCACATACGTGAAAACTATGATGTTGAAACAGCCACTAAGCTAGAAAATCGCTTATTAAACGCTATCAAGGGCCAAGATCCTGCAAAATTCTCACGCGGTATCAGGAAGATCAACAATGAAGATTAATGAAATATTAGTAGAACAACAATTAGATGAAGGCCCTATAGATTTTGCCAAACAGGTAGGCGCTGGCATTAAAGGCCTAGCACAGGGCGGACTACAAGGCGCCAAGGCCGGGTATCGACAGCAAGGTAGAGCTAACAAACAGCAGGATTTAGTTAGAACAGTTTCTAGTAATGCTGCCGACGATTGGGCGGATATGGCTACAAATATACGGATGAGCACAGGTAAACCTCCCACAGCAGATGATGCAGTAGCTTGGTTTACACAATTCTCCGGCACCAGCCCAACTGTTGCACCAGCAGGCTCTACGCCAACACAGATCAACAAATGGTTGAATCAACAAGTCAGTGGATACATGGTTAAGAAAGGCACAGCACAGCAAGGATCAGGCACAGCCACAGCACAACCAGCAACTGCACAACAACCAGCGACTGCACAGACACCCACACAACAACCAGCAACTGCACAGACACCTGCACAAGAACCAGCAACTGCGCAGGCACCCACACAACCTCAGGCTAACCCTGCAGAAGAGCCTATACCGTTACCGGTACCATTGGATAAATTAACAGCAGAAGAACGTGGTGAACTACGACGTCAACTACAAGCGTCAATGAAGATGGCGGCATAATCATGAAAATATCAAACATTTATCTATACGAAGGACTTGCTCCTCAGGCAAAGAATAATTTTATCCTATGGGAAAGCGTGGGTCGCACTATTAAAGAAGCGGCATTAAACCCTGCCCAGATCACACAGTTATTCCAACAGATCGAACAAGGTGCCACAGCCGCAGGTGGTAATCGCACTGCTGTTGGTCAGACCAAAGATGCCGCAGTGGCAGCCGCAGGTGCGTGGAACAATTTAAAAAATAAGATATATGACAGTGCACCAATGCAGAACTTTGCATCAGCATATGACCAAGCCGCCGAGAAACTTAAACAAGCAACCGGCGGTGATCAAGGTGCCATGCAGTATGTACAAAAGTATCGTGACTTTGCTAAGAAACATCCTATCATACAAGGATTTGTCTACTCGGCACTAATTGCCGCGGCTGGTATCAGTTCAGCAGGTCTTGGCGGTGCGGCTGCATTGGCACTGTTAAAAACCACAGACAAAGCTCTACAAGGTGAAGATATCCGTTCAGCACTATACTCTGGTGCTAAAACAGGTGCATTGGCCTACGGTGCTAGTAAACTTGGTGACTACATTAGAGGTGATCAAGGTACTCTGGGTGCTCAACAAGCCGGTGATGTTGCTAGCGGATTTGATGCAGAACAAACAAAACTAGCCAAATATTATTTGAAATATTATACCCCAAACGACTTTAATTATGTGCCTAGCGGTTCAAATATTAACCTCGTCAGTAAAGCCACTGGTGAACTTGTGGCTAGCTTCGATGTGACTGATTCTGGATTATTCCCAAGAGAGTTTCTAGCTGGTGTTAACAAATTAGTTGCGGCTGATCCTAGTGCAGTTTTTAGTTCTGAGGCTAGTACAGTAGCAAGAGCAGCAAAAGATGCGGCATTTAATGCAAAATATCCTAATTTTGAAAGCCGTACATATACTCCAGAACAAGTTACTGCATTGTTTGAACATATCATCATTGCAGAAGGCCTGTTTGATAAATTTAAAACTGGTGGTGCCGTTAATACAGCATTTAAAAAAACAGCACAGCAAGTAGGACAAGGTATCAAACAAGGTGCAGCCGCTGTTGGACAACAAATACAACGTGTAGGGCGCAACATTACTACCAAAACCACAGCCGACAAACTACAGTCAGCATGGAAGAAAGCTGGTAGCCCAACAGACAGCGAAGCGATCATTGATTTGTTAACTGCACAGGGTATTGATAAATCAGTGATCACTGGAGCGATGAAAGCAGTGGCACCCTTTGCCAGTGTTGATAGATCAAGATTACCTGACGTTGGCAAATTAAATTTACAACAAAAACAACAACTGCTAAAACAACTAGATGCATTTGAACAAGGCCAGCAACCAACAGCAGCTCCGGCTGCGATAAAACTTCCTGGCACATCAACATTATCTGCACCGGGTGCTCCAGTGACACAACCAACCTCAGCACCAAAAGTAATAGGGGTCCCAACAGATGCCAGACCAATCGCAGTGCCAGGTGGAGGAGCAACAGGATTAACAGTACCAGGAGTTTCAAATACTACAGCAACACCACCACCCACTACAACAGGTGGAGGATCCCCTGCTAAAAAACCTAAAGTAGCTTACTCAGATATACAACCCAAAGGTACAGGTACAGCTGACCTAGCAGTGGGTAAAGTTTCACCGGCTCGTAATCCAGGTGCTCCAACAGCAGATGAGCAAGCCAAGTTCCAACAAAAATTACAGGCTGCCATGCAGAAACAAGCATAATGAAATTATTTGAAATTAAAGGACAGACTCCCAACTTCTTGCTAACAGAAAGCAAGAACACTCATCTTGAACATATCGAAGATCTAGTGTTCAATAATGGCTACGCTGGAGCACAAGAAGCACTTAACTACATTGACAGCCTACGACACATGCTGGCAGAAGGCACAGGTACTACCACACAGTTGACAGTTAAATGGGACGGATCGCCAGCGATCATCTGCGGTATAGATCCAGCGGATAGTCGTTTCTTTGTAGGCACTAAATCAGTGTTTAGCAAAGGTGAACCTAAACTCTGCAAGTCAGCTAAAGATATACAAAACTTCTATGGTGATCAACTCGAGCTAGCAGAAATATTATTATCAGCATTGAAATATCTCAGCAAGTTAAATATTGGCGGAGTGGTGCAGGGTGACTTGATGTTTACTCCGGGTAAAGTTAATCGTGTAGAAGTCAACGACGAAGAATGCTATGTATTCACTCCTAACACTATTACCTATGCAGTACCGGTCAACAGTCAACTTGGTCAGCAGATCGCTCGTGCTAAACTAGGTATCATATTCCATACTACATATACCGGCGGCGACAGCCTGGACAGCATGACAGCACAATTTGGTGTAAATGTCACAGGATTTACGCAGACTCAAGACGTATGGTTCGATGATGCTACATATAAAGACTACACAGGCATTGCTAGTTTAACTCCTACAGAAGATGCTAAAATACAAAAATATCTAGCGGCAACTGCTAAGACCATGCAGAAGATTGGACCGCAGAGATTTGATATCATTCTGCAGGATCGAGAGTTTAATCGCATGGTCAAACCTTTTATTAATAAAATGATTCGTGCAGGTAGTCAGGCAGTAGACCCTACAAAATTCTTACAGGATTTTATCAACCACTACGAACAAGAAATGATGAAAGGTATTGAAGAATTATCAGGTGGTCCACAAGGTCGTGCGGCGCAGGCTAGATTAGCCAAGATCAAAGCCAAAGAACAATGGATCGCTGACAACAGTAATAATTTAACAGGTATATTAGCCACATATAAACGTATTATAGAGCTCAAAGGCATGCTGTTACGCAAACTACAGCAGGTAGAAGGCATAGGCACATTCCAAAAGACCAATGATGGTTACAAGGTTACCAGTCCAGAAGGATTTGTAGCTATAGGACACAATGGCGGTGCTGTTAAGCTAGTGGATCGCCTACAGTTCTCCAGGACGAATTTTTTATCAAAAGCATAAATAAAAGTATGCGCGAAAGCGTAAAAACTTAGGAGAAATATAAAATGGCAACAATTACAAGAACAAACGGTGGAGCACGCCCAGCAGACGGTACCTCATTTGGTAATGCACAGATTACAGGTCGTCAGTTAACGCACTACACAATCACATCAGCAGGTTTATTTACATATGGTAATGCTACACTAATCAATTATCTAGCAACAGGTTCAGACTATGAAAAATTAGTTTTAGCTATTGAGCAAGTTGGTTCAATCGAACTATTAGGTGCTCCAGTATCAGGTAACACATTCCGTGTTGCTATTTCTGGTGCAGCTCCAAGTCCATCAACTGGTCCAACATCACTACAAGCGTATTGCAACACATACGTAAATGGTTCTGGTGTTTCAGGTGCAACAGCAGCAGCATTCACATACTAATCTAAAACTTAGTAATCAAGTAACACAAAACGGCACTTTTATAGTGCCGTTTTTTTATGTCTATAAATATCACTGTGGACACTCAACAATATCTCTATCAAGGTTTTACTCTAGTAGATATAACTCCCACAGGAGTTGTAACATTCTCACAACCAAATGAACTAAAACGGAATCAGCAACGTAACTGGGAAACTGTTCAGCAAATCTTGAGCCTGCGCACACAACCCACTATAATGGAAACCAACAATTTTGTTGATGATGTCATTGGTTATAACTTTGGTATTAATTACACAGGCGAACATAAAATCTGGACATTTAAATTTGGTGTTGACTATGCTGATATCTATCAAGAAGGTCCAGATAAATTTGGTCTAGTAAAATATGACTTTAAGATAACTCCAATGATACTGGGTCTGACAGAAACTATCTTACCCAAACTTGCAGTGTTTACGCCGAAAGGTCCATGGAATAACATATACTTTAAAAGTATCAAGGTATAGGTTAAATATATTAGATGCTCAAAGGCATTCATTAAGGCACATATTAAGGCACATTGTTAAGGCTCACTCAAAAGACGGCATCGCTCACTTAGGAAGGCGAGATGGCCAAACCAGCAGAAATTGAAAAACAGAGTCTAGAAGCCCACGTTGAAATATGTGCCGTTAGGTACGCAAACTTGGAAACTAAACTAGAAAACTTAGAACATCGTATGGATAAACTTGAAGGCTACCTAGTTGGCATCAAGGAAAGTCTGGACGAGAAATTTGAAGGTCGCGGCAAGCAAAGTGTCAGCACCTTAGTCAGCATCTTAGGCGTAATCCTAGCAGGACTTATTGGATTTATCGGACACGCACTCTTCAAGTAACTAAATACTTACATGAAGATAGTTGAACTCACAAACAAAATACTACTGCCCATCACCAACGAAGAACAAGAAGTTCTTGAACAATTCGTTGATGATATCTCTATCGCAAAGAGTCAATTCAATGAACGTGAACAGTTGTTAGCTAACAGTCTAACCAACAAAGACGTGTTACTACGTACTAATCAAGATGGCAAAATCCACTACAAAAAACAAATCAACTAGTTTTGACGTTGAAAAAATCCGTAGATTTACACAGGATGAACTAGCACGAATAGCCGAAGCCCCTAGTGAATTACCATTCTGCTATCAGATAGGTACTGATGTATTAGTGGGTCGTTATCGTGTGGTTAAGGTTGATGATAAATGTTGGCGAGTACAGGAACACAACCAAACTTTGTTTGATTTCTTCAATCGTAAAGATGCTATATTCTACTGTATAGCTCTACACAAAGAAAAGCTACAACTGGCTCAGGATATACGTGACTGTGACAGCCTACTAAATCGACTGGAATTTGACGCCGCATTGTATCGTTTACGCTATAAAAAGGCTCAAGAAACAGGTGATTCGTGGGGAGAAGAGTTCTATAGTACACGCTATCAAGAAACCCAGCATCGCATAGAAACTGCCAAAAAAGAAATAAAGAAAAACTTAGATCTGGCTAAATATATTAAAGTCTAAACAGGAATTATTACCATGAAATTAGCAGAAATGCAAACTAAATCATCACGTAAGATCAACAAGTTAATGGAAAGCCGTTTTGGTTTTCAAATTAATTTTAGCAATCTTACAGTAGCTAAAGCGGAACGTTTAAGCGAAACTATTTCAGCTAATTTAAACAAAATTCGTCACAGTACTAATCTACACACAGCAGAAACAAATCCACGTTATATGGAATTACTAACAGTTCAAGAAGGATTGACTGCTTGGTTAGAAGAACGTCGTACACAACTAAACGAAGGTGAAGTTGCTAATGCTGAAGTATTGTTAGCTGCTAAAGACATGGTTGATTCAGTTCAAGACGCAATTGAAAAAGTTGGTAAAATGCAAAATGAACAATTACCTCAACTACTTGATTCAATCCGTGACCAAATTGGTAGTGAACAAGCAGAAGCATTTAAAAACGCAGTAGGCACAACATTAGACACACTGATGCAAAACCTACAATCAGCACGTGAAGGTGTTGACAATGGCGTTAGAATCTTATCAGGTGAAGCTGTTGATCAACCAATGGCATTACCGGGCGACCAAACAGGCGCTGATCTAAGTGGTGGTACTGAATTACCTCCGGCCCCAGGCAGTGATTTAGACGCTGATGAATTTGGCGCTACAGACTCAGCAGTAGGTGGCACAGAAGAATTAGGTCGCGAACAGCGTTAATCGTGCGCTTACATGAATTCAATCATGGCCCAACAAATACTCCAGAATCTAATTTACTAACGGCTCTGGAGCTTATTCAACACCGCTACAAAGACATACCAACTCCACCAAAAATTTCAACAAAAAGTCTGATCAATCTAGTACTAAACACAGATCGAACATTTGACTATGACGCATTAGTCAACGCTGTTGACACCAATCCAGCAGTAAAAAATCTAATCAAAAATTACAACGCTGACTATGTAGAACTACGTTCAGCTGATGAATCATCAGAGGATGAAGCTACGACCACAGTTACTCCCGACGGTGAAGCTACAGATGCACCAGTAGACACAGTATCAACTATGGCTACACGTGCTGCAAAAAAACGCGACGCTGATATATTCTAGTATTAAATACTAGATGATTCGTTTATTTCCAGTAGTAGAATTTTATATAACCAACGTCTGCAATCTCAGCTGTCGCGGCTGTAATCGCTTTAACAACTATAATTTTAAAGGGCATCAACTGTGGGCAGATCATGCCGACGCCTATGAAGCATGGGCTAAAAGATTAGATCTTCCAAGAATAACTATTATAGGTGGCGAGCCAACGCTTAATCCTGATTTAGAATTATGGGCCATGAATCTACGTAGACTATGGCCTAATGCAGTCATTATGGTACAGACTAACGGTACATATCAGCGACCAGAACACGTGGATTTTTGGGGCAAGTATAATATTGGATACGGAGTTAGTCTGCACGACCCCAAAACAGCAGACGAAATACGTGAGCGTTGGAAACATCGTGCAGGATTTATCGAAGCATACACTTTTCACCAAAGCACAGTTATAAAACAAGATGATCATTTTGTTTTACATACCAGCGACCCTGTAAAGGCTTTTAACAGTTGTGACATGAAACACGATCATACTATGTATCAAGGCAAGTTGTATAAATGTCCTGCTATGAGTAATTTACCAGATTTTGATAATCAATTTGGATTGACATTGGACGACAGGCAACGTGAGCTGTTATATAGTTACAAACCATTATCTGCTGATTGCAGTGAAGAAGACCTACAAAATTTTGCCAAAACTAAAGACACACCCATAGCACAATGCGAATTTTGCCCACAAGATTTAACTTGGCATACGGCATTGGGCGAACACGAAACCAATTTAGAAAAACCTAATTTTCCTCCATTGGTAACAGAGCAAGAACTTAAATTTTACCGTTAGGCTTGACATAACACACTAAATACTGTAGTATTTTACTATACTATCGGAGTTTATATATGGCTTATTCAGAAAAAGTTCTAGATCATTACGAAAATCCTCGTAATGTGGGCACCTTGGACAAGGATAGTCCAGATGTAGGAACAGGTATGGTAGGTGCACCAGCCTGCGGTGATGTGATGAAACTACAGATCGAAGTACATGAAGGGATCATAACAGATGCCAAATTTAAAACGTATGGTTGTGGCAGTGCTATTGCTAGTAGTAGCCTTGTCACCGAGCTCCTCAAGGGCAAGACACTGGACGAAGCACAAGACATCAAAAATTCACATATCGCAGAAGAACTTGCGTTACCGCCCGTCAAGATACATTGCTCGGTGCTTGCAGAAGATGCGATCAAGAGCGCAATAGCAGACTATAGAAAGAAACATGAAGAAATCACCCATTGAAAGCCCTTGCATATCAGTATGCCGCTATGACAATGAAGTCTGCGTGGGCTGTGGTCGCACAGTAGACGAAGTTGTAGAGTGGTATAATATGACTGATGAAGAAAAACAAACAGTATTAAACAGACTAGAGAAAAAAGCTAAAGGTTGGTTTAAATAATGGATATGATCTCACTAACAGCCAGTGCCGCTAAACACATGCAAGATGCATTATATAATCGCGGCCGAGGAATTGGCATGCGTATTGGTGTGCGTACCAGCGGATGTAGTGGTTTTGCTTATATGTTAGAATTTGCTGATCAATTGTTTGAAGGCGATCTTGAAATACCAGACCGTGGAGTTACACTTGTAATTAATAAAAAAGATTTGGTGTATTTACATGGTATGGAAATTGATTATGCTAAAAAAGGTTTGAACGAAGGCTTTGAATTTTCTAATCCCAATGAAAAAGCACGTTGTGGTTGCGGAGAATCATTTACTGTTTGACATCTTATAGTTAGTAATATATACTAGTAAGATGCTTATACAAAAATACAACTATACCCCCATTAATCGTGACACAGTAGAAGGTAAACGTCTTTATACCTTACCAGATGGATCACGTGTTCCTAGCGTTACTACAATATTAGATCGTACCAAACCACAGGAGAAACGTGATGCACTGGCTAATTGGCGAAAATCAGTGGGCGAAGCCAAGGCACAAGAAATTACCACAGAAGCCGCAAGTCGCGGAACACGCATGCACAAATGGTTAGAAGACTATGTGCGCAACAATCGTGAAATGGGCCAGCCCGGTACTAATCCAAACAGTCAACAAAGCTACGCCATGGCGCAGGAAATTGTAGAACATGGGTTAAAACACGTAGATGAAGTATGGGGTATTGAAGTGCCGTTATACGTTCCAGGCTTGTATGCAGGCACAACGGATGCCTGTGGAGTATACAAGGGTGCTCCGGCAATTATCGACTATAAACAGACTAATAAACCCAAGAAAACCGAGTGGATTGAAGACTATTTCCTTCAATTATGCGCCTATGCTGCCGCTCATAACGAAGTTCATGGTACTGATATACGTCAGGGCGTGATCTTAATGGCTGTGGCACCTAAAACACTAACAGAGGGTGGCTTTACTAAACCAGAATTTCAAACGTGGACGGTAAGCGGCAATGAATGGACAATATGGATGGACCGTTGGTTTAACAGAGTAGAGCAGTATTATAAGTTAGCATAAATACTAGATAACGAATTAAGGTGCTGACATGGCTGTAATACAAATTTCAAAAATTCAGGTAAGACGTGGTTACGGGGAAGACATTCCACAATTAGCCAGTGGGGAATTGGGTTGGAGTATTGACGAACGTCGACTGTTCATTGGTAATGGTACGCTGACTGAAGGCGCCCCAGAAATTGGTAATACAGAAATTCTTACTATCTATAGTCCAATTGGTGCTGCTCTAGCTAATATTGGCATCATTATATCAGAGATTACTATTCTACAAGGCAATGTCGCAAATCTAGAAGCAGCTATTGGTGCACCAGTTACTTCTGCCTTGGCAAATAATAACAGTGTAGCATCATCAGCTAACATAGCCCTACCAACTCAAAGAAGTATAATTGATTATAGTATTTCTAGAGCCACTGCTAATGCTTTGGCTACTAGTTATAGGGTTGGTACTATTTCAAGTACAAATTTAAACGGTGTTGTTTCTTATCAAGATGATTATACTGAAACTGCTGAAACTGGAATAGTATTAAGTGTAGTTGGCAGTAGTGGCAATACCGCTGCTATTTACTATACTTCAACAAATACTACATATCCAGCTTATTTAACATATTATTCAATTAGAACGTTTGCTTAATCATGTGGCAAAATTTTTGGAATCTGCGGGTTAATGATAGGCTGGCAGAGTGGAAGGACTTCCGCAACAAACTCAGTCATTTACCATTAGATCAAGCAATTCAAGAACTTAACAAAATGTGGAGCACTGCTCCATACGTAACCTATTATTTGGATCCCAGCGAACCACACACGTGGCCGGACCCTTGGACATTATTGTCTGAAAATTATTACTGTAATGTTGCAAAAGCCTTAGGAATCCTGTATACTATATACTTTACCAGTCACAGAACCAAAGACTTAGAACTACGTGTTTACTACGATTACAAGGATAAAGAACGCTACGCCGTAGTATACATGGATCAAGGAAAATATGTTCTTAATTACTGGCCCTACGAAATAGTAAATACAGAACAAGTAGAAGAAAAGCAATTACAGCTATTGTATCGATATTCAAGCACAGATTTACAGTTAGACAAATACTAAACAAGAGGCATCAAGTGAGCAATATTCAAGTTAAAAAACGCAGTGGTGCGATCGTACCATTGGATCTTACAAAATGGCAAGCCCAGGTAGCAAAAGTTTGTCAGGGCGTAGCTGACGTTAGTCAGAGTATGATTGAGATCAAAGCACAACCGCATTTCTATGATGGTATTAGCACACGTGAAATTGATGAAATCACCCTACGTGCCATTGTTGACCTAATTGACGTAGAACACAATCCAGATGTTGGACACACCAATTATCAATTTGTAGCAGGCAAACAACGCCTAAGCATGTTACGCAAAGACATCTACGGTGACTATCAAGTTCCTCACTTATACGAAATCGTAAAAACAAACGTAGCCACAGGCTTGTATACTGAAGAATTATTATCTTGGTACACAGAAGAAGAGTGGAACAAGATGGAAGAACTTATTGATCATGCTAAAGATGAAGACTATAGTTATGCGGCGATTGAACAGCTGATTGAAAAGTATCTAGTTAAAAATCGTAGTACAAAACAAATTTACGAAACACCACAGGTTCGATATATGGTGGCAGCCGCAACTGTGTTTCACAAAGAGAATCCCAGTCAAAGATTAAAATATATTAAAGATTACTATACCTGCGCCAGTGACGGATTGTTCACACTCGCCACTCCAGTGCTCGCTGGCCTAGGTACCCCTACAAAACAATTCAGCAGTTGTGTGCTGATTAAAAGTGATGATGACTTAGATAGTATCTTTGCATCAGGAGAGATGATGGCCAAGTATGCCAGCAAGCGTGCTGGTATTGGTCTAGAGATAGGTCGTTTGCGCCCTTTGGGGAGTCCTATACGAGGCGGGGAAATCATGCACACTGGCATGATCCCCTTCCTTAAGAAATGGTTTGGGGACTTACGTAGTTGCAGTCAAGGTGGAATACGCAATGCAAGTGCTACAGTATTCTATCCTATATGGCATCATCAATTTGATGATTTGATCGTATTAAAGAACAATCAAGGCACAGAAGAAACACGTGTGCGTCATATGGACTATGGTGTGGTATTAAACGCTATGTTCTGGAGACGTTTTAAGAACAAAGAAAATATTACATTCTTTGATCCTAACGAAGTTCCTGATTTGTATGAAGCGTTTTATAAAGATACAAAACTGTTCGAAGAGTTGTACGTTAAGTATGAACGGCAAAAAGGTTTGCGTAAGAAAGTATTAAGTGCGGAAGAAGTATTCAAAGGTGGCATCTTAAAAGAACGTACTGACACAGGACGTATCTATCTTGTGTTTATCGACAACGTGATGAAACAAGGACCATTTGATCCTGACTATCATACCATCTATCAAAGTAATCTGTGTTGCGAGATTTTACTACCCACTAAGAGTTTCAAACGCTTAGATGACGCCTCTGGTCGCATTGCCCTGTGTACATTAGGTAGTATAAATTGGGGTGCTTTCCGCAATCCAGAAGACATGAAACGTGCTTGCAGAATTTTACAACGTAGTCTGTGTAATATTTTAGATTACCAAGATTTCCTAAGCATACAAAGTAAATTAAGTAATGATGAAATACAGCCACTAGGCATTGGTATTACCAATCTTGCTTATTGGCATGCTAAAAAGAATCTACGCTATGGTGAGAAAGACGCACTACAAGAAGTTAAGACATGGATGGAACATCAGGCCTTCTACTTAACAGAAGCTACAGTAGAACTTGCTAAAGAACGTGGAGCTTGCTTACACAGTGAGCATACACGCTACGGTAAAGGATATTTTCCTTGGGAAAACCGTGCTCGAGGTGTAAACAAACTAGCAGACTTTACTCCAACACGTGAATTAGATTGGGAACAACTACGTAGCGACATGCGAAGCTATGGTGTACGTAATGCTACATTAATGGCTATCGCTCCTGTTGAAAGTAGTAGTGTGGTAATTAACTCAACTAACGGTATTGAAATGCCAATGAGTTTAATATCTGTTAAAGAATCAAAAGCAGGTAGCTTTATACAAGTAGTACCGGAGTATAATAAATTAAAAAATAAATATCAATTGATGTGGGAACAAACTGACTGCGATGGGTATTTAAAAACAGCAGCAGTGCTAGCGGCTTATGTAGATCAAAGTATTAGTACAAACACTTTCTACAATCCGGCACATTGGGCTGATCGTAAAGTTCCAAGTACACTGATTGCTAAAAACTTAATGCAGGCACATGCTTGGGGGATCAAGACATTCTACTACAGCCTGATCAATAAACAAGGTGCAAAAGCAGATGCAGAAATTGCACCAACATTAGCGGCACAACCAGATGAAACCGATGACGATTGCGAGGCATGTAAACTATGAGTAAAGAACAATACAATTTATCAACTAAAACAAACTATCTACAACGTAAGATGTTTCTGGATCCAGCAGGGCCTGTAACTATCCAACGTTTTGAAGAAGTAAAATATAACAAGATTGCTAACTTTGAAGCCACTGCTAGAGGCTTCTTTTGGCAACCAGAAGAAGTTAGTTTAACCAAAGATAGTCAAGATTTCAAAGATGCCAGCGATGCAGTTAAACATATCTTTACCAGTAATTTACTGCGCCAGACAGCTTTAGATAGCCTACAAGGTCGTGCTCCTAATCAAGTATTTGGGCCGGTGGTGAGTCTGCCAGAACTAGAAGCACTTATCAGTAATTGGAGTTTCTTTGAAACCAATATCCATAGCAAGAGTTATAGCCATATTATCCGTAATATCTACAACGTGCCCAAAGATGTATTCAACACTATACATGATACACAAGAAATTGTAGGCATGGCCAGTAACATTGGCAACTATTATGATAAGTTACATGTGATCAACTGTCGTAAAGAAATGGGCAATAAGATAGATGAGAGGGATCATATCAAAGCTATATGGCTTGCTCTACACGCAAGTTATGGTTTAGAAGCATTCCGATTTATGGTATCATTTGCCACAAGCCTTGCTATGGTTGAGAATAAGATCTTTATTGGCAACGGCAACATTATTAGTCTTATTTTACAAGATGAGTTATTACATAAAGAATGGACTGCTTTCTTGATTAATCAGGTAGTCAAAGAAGATCCACGTTTTGCAGATATCAAAGCAGAATGTGAAGCTGAAGTTTATCAAATGTATCTTGATGTCATAGGTGAAGAAAAAGCCTGGGCAGACTACTTGTTTAAGCTAGGTCCAGTAATTGGACTTAACGCTGCTATCTTAAAAGAGTTTGTAGACTACACAGCAGTAGGCGCACTAAAAGAAATTGGTATTAAGTACAGTAACCCTGCACCCAAAACCACACCTATACCTTGGTTCAACAAACACAGCGACACCAGCAAGAAACAGACAGCCTTACAAGAAAACGAATCAACAAATTATGTGATCGGAGTCATGGGCGAAAATGTTGAGTATGATGACTTACCAGAGCTATAAGAGAGAGAAATGTTAACAGTATACAGTAAAAATTATTGTCCTTTTTGCGATAAGGCCAAACATTTATTAAAAACAAAAAATATCGCATACACAGAAATTAGAATCGATGAAGATCAAGAAGCACGTGAGTGGCTGATAGCTCAAGGACATCGCACAGCACCACAGATCTACCTAGGTGATGAACTGTTCGTAGAAGGTGGATATCAAGGATTAGAAAAGTTGTCAGATGAAGAATTATTCAATAAACTAGGAGATTCAAGTGTTAGTAACTAATAAATATGAGAAAGACACAGTAGTCAGCTTTAAAATTCTCAATGGTGATGAGATTGTAGCAAAAGTAGTAGATGAAACAGATGATGCGTTTATTATTAATAAACCTACAACTGTTATGCCAAGCCAAAAAGGACTTGGATTGATACAGAGTTTGTTTACCAGTGAAATAGAAAAGAATATACAGTTAAGTAAACAACACATAATGATGCACAGTCCCACAGTTAAAGATGTAGAAGACTATTATATACAAACTACTACTGGTATCCAACCGGTAAGTAACGGCGGCATTATAACTTAAAAAGGTTAATTATGTACCTAAATCCAACAGTAGAATATAATCATATCAGCGAATGGTTATCTACGTTGGTTGGGGAGCGTATTACTCCTCGCAGTCTTGTCAAACGTCTTGGCAAACACCTAAATAAACATCAACATCCTATACGTGTTAAACTCTATACTGGCGATAAAAGTTCTCTTAAACCTGGTGAGTTTACCATTGGGGCAGAGTATGATCCTGGCTTAGATGAGATTAAAAAGAAACAGTTTATTCTAGACTTCATTTTAAATCATCCTAAGACTGTGCCTATTACAATCTCAGCTGAAATGGCTGACCAATTGGCCATGGATCTATTAGAAACATTAATCCATGAGTATGAACATCAGCGTCAATTCCGCAGTCGTAGATATCGCTATCATAGGAATACTTACAAGAGTGATCACAGAGATCTTGACAAACGAGCTGATCAGGAATATCTAGGCGACCCTGATGAAATTGACGCTTATGCTCAAAACATAGCAGCTAGACACTATTTAATGAAATACAAGTTAAATATTACTAGTGTTAGTAAGATTAACAGTCCAGATCTAAAACAATATTATAAAGCATTTGGCAAAGACCACGAAGTAACAAAATTATTATTAAAGAAAGTCCGAGCAAACGTAAAATATTATAAGGAAAATGACAATGGCAAAAATCACAGACGAGCTTTTAAACGACCCCAATTTAAACGACGCTGATCCATTTGACGGATTAGCTGAAGATGATTATGTGTTTGTGATTGGTGCCGATGGTAAGATGAAAAATGTTATATTTCCACCTACAGTAGACTTTGAACTTAGTGCGGACTTATTAAAACTATTTAGACTGCTAGGTGTTGATAATCCTGATCAACTACTGAACACTGATACTCTTCACTAGACTACGTAGGTCGATCAGTGTAGCAATAACATCACCGGTGTGTAGAATAGCTTTACCACCAGCGGCACGCCATTCCTCGATGTTGCTAGGACGATCATCAATTAGTACATCGTCTAGGCTTTTACAGTGTTGGTGTTTGTCGTTGCTGTAAGGACCAAAGAACACAGGAATATCTGCCCAACGTTGTTCAATCCATTTGATTTTATCCCAATGTACCCAAGGCACATCGTTCTGTCTAGGGATAGCAGTTAAGAAACGTACATCCATTCCATTATCTTTTGCCAACTGTTGAACTTCTTTTACCAATCGATCTGCATCCTTCATCTCAGGTAAATCTCTATACACTCGTTGGTTAGCTGAAATCAACGACCAACCTTCTTGATCATAACGTACACCGCCCGGTGTGCGAAATCCTACTATTGGTTCTGCGTAGCCATCAAAGTCTGATACTACTCCATCCATGTCTAAAAATATTGTTGCCATGTTATTTCCAATTATTGTTAGTTAAATGTGTTGGTAAAAGATTTAAAATTTCTTTGTAATCTTGTTCTAAGGTTAAAATAGAATAATCATCTGTTAAACAGAATAAATTTTTATCACATGATGATAAGTGCGCTCCAGATGCCATTTTAGTTTTAAATTTATAAAAATATTCATCTTTGGTATAATCGTAAATATATTTTTTTGCATTTAGTTTATATTCACCTACTGTATTACCATATTTTATTCCTTCATCATTATTACGCATAGCCCATAATTGAAACTCTTTTGAATTATACCATTGGATATAATTATCAAAGTAAAGTTTTACACTATCTGCAGAAATTATTCCGGATCTTAACGGAAACGTTCTATTACTTATCCAGGATAAGTTAAATTGAATCCACCAGAAAAAATCGTGATATGTTTTTATTGGTACGTCTACGGAATTTATATTTTTTATCATGGCGTCGTAGAACCAAACTGCAAATTCTCTATCTATTTTTTTAGCTATAAAATCTACTAGTTGATCGGGATCGTTTTTAATATCTCTATTAAAACTTTTTGAATCTGCCAATAGCATGCTTTGAGGAAATTTTCCAGAATATAAATTATCTGCAGGGTGTCCATCAAAATAATAATGTTTTTCTAAGTTTTCTTTGGTTAAAATAATAGCCGAACTATCGACTATGGAAAAATTTGGGAATATATAATCATTGAAAAATCTAGGATTTTCATAAACACTTATTCTATTGCAAGAAACAAATATATTTTTTCTTTGCTTTGGAGTAGTATTTCTCAAAATACTTACTAGTATAGTAGTAGAATCGGTACCACCGCTCCATAATACATGCCACGGTTTATCACTATGAGTTTTTAATAATTCCAAACATCTTTTGTCGCAGACATCTTCAAATGATAAATTAAAATTAAGTTCAAATTGAGGAATTCTAGCATTTAAAAAATCAGTAGAATAATCAAAAGGAAATAAATTAACTCCACTCCTAAAATAGGCATTTGCATGAGCAGTAAACTTACCAACATTTAAGTAAGTATGAAATTTTGGATAATAGTTTACTAACAAATTTTCTAATAATGGATATCGTTTAAAAGTAATATCTGTTAATAAAAGTTGATTTATATAGATGATTTTTCTAAGCATATAAGCTAAGGATTTCGTGAGTATTCGCTAATTCTATAATTTGATAATTTGTTTTTTCAAAATCTACTCCAAAATATAGTAATTTTAAAATTTTGTTTGGCACAATTGATTCTTCAGGTACGTAGTTTAAATCGTGATCGATAATATTTCTAAGATCTGTATCTAATTTTCCATAGTAAGTACAATTATTATAAATGGTCCTAGATAATGTAATAGCATACACCCAGTGCATGCACATTAATACCCATTGTTTTTCTTTAAGAATAGTTTCATCAGACAATACTGTGTTATCTATTAAGTTAGTAGCACAGATATTTTCATCATCTATAAATATATTAGAAGGTGAATTTATGTTTAACATATCTTTATTTTCAAAAGTCCAATTTTCACATACAGAATTGTCAATTATTTTGTAAAAGTAGTTGTCTGCTGTATTTAAACAAACTGTAAATGTATTATATCTTGAAGTAAGCAAAGATTTTATCTTATTTAATAAAGATAACGATGTATGTACCACTAAAAAACGGTCAAAACTAGGTTGATACAGCCCATATACCGGCAATAATGGGTGGGGTGGAATACCGTAATTAAAATATTTCGTTGAAGTGTTCATGTTATGTAAATATACTTATATTGTGTATTATCTTGTTAAAAATTATTAGTTAATAACTATACATAGTAACTATACACAGATTTGGATAAATAACTGTAAGAACATCATACCAAGGAGAACTATCATGATGACAGGTAAAGAATTAGTTGCTAAAATCCGCGAGGAAAATCAACCATTATTTGAAGCAAGTAAAATGAACATTCGCCATTGGTTTAATGACCCGGCGAGAACTAAAGAAGAGTACTTACTACACTTCCAAGGTCGTTTAGCCAACGAATATATGAATATGATTGGAATCTCTGAAGCTGTGGCCAATCTTCCACCAGAAACATCAGCAGAAGAAATGCTGTTGTTGACTAAACAAGCACAAGATGAAGCTGTTCATTTCCGCTTGGTAAAGGAAGTTATTGAGCACATCTCCGGCGAAGCAGTTGACACAGGTGCGTATCTAAACCGTGAATTTGCTCGCAAATCTGACGACAAAGGTGCTGCAACATTACAAACATACAACACAGACACAGACCCAGTTGCATTAGCTGTTTATCAGTTAGTTGCCGAAGGTCGTGCTGCAACAAGTTGGTTATGCATGCATGAAATTAAAGCAGTTGATCAGTTTGTAGCTGACAAATATAAAAAGATTGGTGATGACGAACATTTCCATTCAAACATTGGTGCTGTTCGTTTAGAAAAACTACAAGATGCTGACCCAGCAGTTGCAGAGCGTGCTTTGGCAATGGCAAAACAAATGCGCAAAGAGCTATATGAAATCATCACAGGCAACACATGTGATACTCCAGCTGCACGTGAATTAGCTGCTACAGCCTACGGTTGGTAAGCAACATATGAACATAGGACTCACTCAACGAGTTCTGTATCACAAAGGTAGGGCGTATGATGGTTTAGAACACGGTTGGTACCGTTTTTTAAAAAATCATACGCTTTCTTTTATTCCAAATCGCCTAGATCAAGATTTTGAAGAACTGGCCAACTCATTGGATTGTTTGATTATCACAGGCGGCGATGACAGCGCCATCCGACGTACTACAGAACTAAAAATCGCTACTGCAATGATGAAACGGGTAAAACCTATTTTGGGTATCTGCCATGGTGCATTTTTGTTAACTGATATATTAGGCGGACAGGTAGATGCTTGTGAAGGCCACATGGATACCGAGCATGTTGTAGAATATGATAATGAACAGATTTTAGTAAATTCTTTTCACACACAGACGATAACACGGTTACATCGTGATGCTGTTAATTTAGCACAAGACAGTGACGGCAATTGTGAAGCGTGGATAGATAAAAATATAGCAGGTATTACCTGGCATCCAGAACGCATGGATGATCCAATTTTGCCAACGGAAATTAGAAGTTTATTGGCTTATCAAGTTTAATCAGTCTAGCTCTAGGTGTTATCACACTTCCAAATATTGTAATTTGAAACTATCAGCACCTGGCTCATGACCACTATAGCCGCGAGGGTTACATACTATACGAGTAGTACCAATTTCATAGTCAAACGGCTCATGCGTATGACCATGTGTCCACAAACGAATCTGTGGACGATAAGCGATGAAGTCATCTAGGTCACTGGCAAACGCACCATTCATGATCTTGTCGTGAGCATACTTAGGATGCACGCTTTTAAAACTAGGACAATGGTGAGCAACCACGACATACTTTTTATCAACTGGGGTACTAACATGATTGATATAGTCCATACCTTTCTTATGTAACACAACAGTATCTTCTGGAGTCAGTCGTGCTGGCTTACCCCACTCATTTACAGTCCTAGCACTGTTATTGATAGTTCTAAAATCAGTCATCATGCTATCAACATGATATAATGTAAGACTGTCTTCTTCGTTCATATTGGTCCACAATGTGGTGCCAATGAAAGTATAGTCTGCAATGTCTACAGTTTCATTGTCTAAGATGTATAAGTTATCATGAACCAGTTCACGTTTTAAATGTGCGACAGTATTCTGTATGTCATATGCGTAGTGTTCGTGATTACCTAAGACATAAATGACCTTAGGAAAACGTTCACAACATTCCTTAAAGAACTTCCTATAACGACTGTCATGGTGATGGACTCCATTCAAATGTTTAGCCACAATGATATCGCCAGACAAGATCAATACATCGGCTGCCTCTGTGTTATGTAATTCTATCGCGCCAAACTCTAAGTGTAGGTCACTACCCAATGCTATCTTCATGTGTATTTCAATTTAAATAAAAAGAATTTCTTTTCATCAACTATATCATGGTTAGGTAATATACCATCGTAGTCATAGTAGATACGAATGCCATAGTGTTCAGTAAGCCAAAATTGGAAGTCAGCTTTATCCCCACCGGTGGCACCATATTCTAACTGTGCCTTGCGTAACAATTCCCACCAACTCCCATCATCACCCACGATGGTGTTGATGCGTTCTTGTGGTTGATATAGATGATTATTATTTTGTGAAGACATATACACCCTCAAACTTTTCACGCCCTTCTACTTTGTTATTACCTACCCCTGGACGAGTATTTAACATCATCTTGATAGTCTGCTTGTGTTTGAACCCTAGGCTTTCAGCAGTGCTGATCCAACGATCAACTACTTTGAATTCTTTATTACCATAGCTCTTATAGTCAGCGATGTTGGTAGCAAACACCCCATCTGCGTTTAATCCTTTGTGGATATTTCGCATGGTAGGAACTACATATCCTTCAAACCATTCGTCAATTGAGGTATAACGATTCATACACTGTGTGGGCTCATCGCAATACTTTTCTAAGTTAAAGTATGGCGGGCTTGAAAACGCTAGATCAATATCATCTGGCTCATACTCTTCACTGACACTTTGTATAATTTTCCCGCTGTTACCAATGGCTAGATGTATTAAACTATTTAAATAATTTAAGTTAGCCACAGTTTCAGTGTTAGGGTCAATACCTGTATAGTTAAACACCATCTTGCTGGTAGTGATACCTAATAGACGACCACCATAGCCAGCTGAATAGTCATATACCTGCCCCCATAGAGTAGGACATAGATATTCTACAATAGTACGAGCATGCATGGGTTTGAAGTTCTGCACATTCTCACCTGTGACTAATTCTAAAGCACGACGTAAAGCTGTAGGACTAACTAAATTCTGTCCTTCACGAAATTCAAAGCAGAGTTTGATAGCACGATGCATTTTACGATCATCTAAGAAACGATCACGTAGACTGTTACTGCCACGACCCTTGGGTTCAGCAGTCATCATGTTAGGGAATAAAAATCTATTAATAGTCTGCCCTTGATTATTACCCAGCCCAATACGATCGTTTTTAACTTCATTACTGATGCTGTCATAAAGCACTTTGATATCAGTAATTAGACCCTGTTCGGTGTAGTAGTCAATTGGTACTATGTTAATGCCTCGATAGATTGCAAATACTTCTTCAATAACCTTTTCCGGCGCACCTTGATACCGCTCTTTAGTGTAACCAGCCAATTGCTCTGCCACTGACTCATAGCAGGTAAAAGTAGTTTCACCTTTGAGGCGAGCATGAGTAGCATACTGCTCTACTCCCCAAATCTTGTGTAAT